CGCGCTGGTTTCGGGATGCAGCTCGTTGTCGAGGATGAGGACATCGCCGCGTTCGACCTTGAACGTGCCCAGCTAGGGCGCGCCCGTCGCGATCGCCAGGGCCAGGTCATTGACGAGCCAGGACTTTCCGGTTTTTGACGGCGCGATAATGTTCATCGTCTCGCCGCGGCGCAGCAGGCCGTGGATGACCGGATCGCGGAGCTTGGGATGCCGTTGGATGAGTTCCCAGATGCTCGGCGGTTGGAGGATGGCAGGTTCGCGTTTGGCTGAGGGATTGAATGCGGATAGATCGACATCATTCGGCTCGGGCGTGCTCTGCCCGTAGCCATGCTCTTGCAGCGTTCTGGCGGCGGCTGTGAAGTCGCCGTTATGTTCGAGGGTCGCGTACACCGCGAAGGGTGAGTATCCCCGGTTGGGCTCGAAGGGATCGGCATTGGAGCTGAACACATAGAACACGCCGTCCTTGAGCGTGGCCGACCAGCCGCTGTCCTTGCCCGGGCGACGCCAATGCTCGTTCTCGCCGCCACGCACGAGCGTCCAGCCGTGTTGCTTGAGGATGGCTCGCACATCGCCGCGGGCGTTGAAGTCGTCACCGGGGCGGGTGTCGAGCGATTCGGTTGGCGAAGGGATAGACATTCCCTCGGAGGATTCGTTGAGCGACCAGGCCGCATCGAGCAGGGCGTTCCGCTCCTCAGCGGTCAGGACGGGCAGTTCCTCAAATTGTCCCTGCAGCAGCTCGTATCCCGGTGTCGGATCGCACAGGAACAGGCCGCCCTCACCGCGGGTCTCGATCAGGCTGATGTTCACCTGGTACTGGTCGCCGCGCTTGCGCGGTCGAAACGTCTTGCCGGCAGTGACCACGGGCTGATCGTCGGGTGTGATGATCAATCGTTGGGCCAGCTTGAGATTGCCGCAGATGGGCTCGACGCAGCGATAGACCACATGCCGGCCGCCGCTCTGCGACCGCTCGATCACCAGTCGCTCGAGGAGAGCGGGAGATTGCTGGCGAACACGCTCTGCCCACGGTTCGAACAGCTCGCCGCCCAGGTCGAAGTCGATCATCTCCAGGTTGCCGGAGACTGCGCCGGTGATCAGGCAGGCAGCGTCGGCATCGCGGAACCACGATACGATTTCCTGCTCGGTTGGCAGCCGTTTCTGGAAGTTCTTCCAGCGCGGCAGCCCCGGTCGCTTCTCGTCGCGCAGCGCTGGCAGCACGCACAGCCCGGCCTGTTGGTACAACATGACCTTGTCGAGCATCGACACTGCGGGCGCACTCCTCAGAACGGCAAATCGTCGTCGTCACCGGCCGGCACGTACTCCGGCAAACCCTCGTCCGACTCTAGCCGCGGCGGCTTGGGGCCGAGCTGGTGGCTGATGATGCGGTCGTACTTGTCGCCAGCCTTCCGCTGAACTGTGATCGCCAGCGTCGGGGCCAATGCACCCCCGTGAGCCATCTCGACCGCCTCATCGGCATCGTGCGGTACAGCCTCGTTGGAACGCTGCCGCCACCAGGCTTCGGCCTTCGCGCGGGCGTAGCCTGTGTGCTCGAAGCAAACCCACTCGGAGATGTAGTGCTGCCAGCCGACCTGATACTCGACTCGCATCGTCCGCGGCGCATCGGGCGGTGCGTCACGCTTCACGTGGACCGCGTAGAACACGTCCTTGACCTCGTACTCGGTACGGGTGATCTGATCGGAAAGGATCGCTTCGCTACCCGCGACCGCGTCATGCTTGCTCCGCTCAGGCGGCGGGAACTCGTAACCGCACTCGGGGCACGAGCCGTAGCCGGCCGCGATCACCGCATGGCATTGCGGACACTCCTTGGCTGGGGCTTCGCCGTTGCCCTTGGCGCCGGCCTCGTTGATACGGATGGCGTCGACGGGTCCGTGGCGCAGGACGTTGCCGCCGAAGTCCAGGACCAGACAGTCGGTCTTCCCTTCGCACAAGCGGAAGCCCCGACCGACCATCTGGTAATAGAGTCCCGGCGACAGCGTCGGGCGGACCAGTGCCACACAGTCGATATTCGGGGCGTCGAACCCTGTGGTCAGCACGTTGACGTTGCACAGGTACTTGAGCATGCCCTCGCGAAAACGCCCCAGGGTCTCGCTCCGCTCAAACAGCAGCGTCTCGGCGCAGACGAACCCGCATTCGACGCGGTGCCGCTCTCCGAGCATGCGAACGATATGCTGCCCATGCTGCACGCCCGACGCGAAGATCAGCACCGACTTACGATCCTTGGTGTGCTCGATGATCTCCCGGCAGGCCGACGCGACCAGCGCATCGTCGTCCATGAGGGCTTCGACCTCGTTGGCCACGTACTCACCGCCACGGACGTGGAGCTGGTCGTAGTCAGGGCGCTGCGTGCCCGCCTTGGTGCGCAGGGGGCACAGGTAACCCTGCACGATCAGCTCGCGAACACTGACCTCGTAGCAGATCTCGTTGAGGATGTTGTCCGGGGAGCAGATCATCCCGGATTTCATCCGGAACGGCGTGGCCGTCAGGCCGATGACCCGGGCCTGCGGGTTGATCTCCTTCATGTCCGCCAGGAAGGTCCGGTACATGCCCTCGCCTTCGGGTGGAATGAGATGGGCCTCGTCGACAATGACCAGGTCCATCGGCCCGACGTCGCAGGCTCTCTCGAACACCGACTGGATGCCGGCGATCGTGACCGCGTATCCAAGGTCGCGCCGCTTCAGGCCGGCCGAGTAGATCCCGACGGGTAGATCAGGTGTCATCCTCTGAAGCTTGTCCGCGGCCTGCTCGAGCAGTTCCTTGACGTGGGCGAGGATCAGCACACGCCCGCCCCAGAGCTGAACCGCGTCCCGGCAGATCGTGGCGATGACGAGCGTCTTCCCGCCGGCCGTGGGGATCACCACGCAGGGGTTGTCGTCGCGGCTGCGGAGGTGGCCATAGACCGCCTCAACGGCCTCACACTGGTATAGCCTCAGGGTGAGCATGTTTGTGTCGATGTCTGGGGCGATAGCGGAGCTGCCGCTTGCGATACCACTCGTAGACCAGTTCCCGGTTCCGGATCGGCTGGCACGAGGCTCTCAGCGCCTTGATAAACCGCTGCCTCAGATCATGCTCCTCGGCTAAGGACTTCCGGTAGTACACCTGGAACGACCACATCCGGAACCGGTCCTCGATCTTCTCCCACGGGTCGACCGATCCAGGCTCCACCGCACAGGGGGCATCGAGCGAGCGGCAGTCGTTCAATTCGCACATGCGCCTGGCCTCCCGTGGCCTGCGGTCCTCTCTGCGTGATCAGCAGGTCGATCTGGCTGTCGTCCGCGTAGGCACCGCCGTGCTGCATCGCGTCGAGCAGAGCCTTCGGCGCATTGTCCAAGTCGCGGCGACGCTGATCGGGCGGATGTAGCGTGATGTGCACAGCCAGTTGGCCATCGAGCCGCTCTGCGCCGGCCGCCGCGAGCATTGCGATGACCGCCTCGCGATACAGCCGCCCGCCACGGCTGATCAGGGTCCGCGCGCCCACCCGCCGCCAGTAGTGGTTTACCGACGGCGGGTAGGGTAGCTCGTAGACACGACTCACCGTTTCCACGGCGGCGTCCCGTTGTTCGAGCCGGCCGCGGCCGGGCGCGCGGCGACCGCCTCCTTGCGGTCGTAACCCTTGATGACATTGGTGATCTCGCCGGTGTCCTTGCGCTTCTTGTGGGCGACGGTGATGATCAGCGGAAGGTTGTGCAGCTCGACGCTGTCCTTCGGGGCCATCACGCCCACCGCTCGACAGATGGCCGACAGCTCGGCACGGGCGATCTTGACCGTGGTGGCCTTGGGATTGTCGAGATTCAGCCGGGCCCAGAGCATCCGACCCTTGAACTCACCCTCTAGGACCTGAAACGTGAACTGCAGGTACTTGCCGTCACCCGACTTGGTGTCCTTCATCTCCGATTCGGTGATGATTGCCAGGTACTTGCCGGCCGGGATGGGATCGAACCCGACCGCCGGGTCAACATCGTTCGCGTTGAATCCGTTCAGATTCGGCATGGGGTCATGCTCCTTCTTGAGAAGAGGTTGCGCTTTCAGCAAACGGGTTCTCGCCGCGGACGAACGCGGCGAAGATGCGGTAGTCCAATGGGATTTCCTCGGGCAGGTTCAGGCGGTTCTTCGCGACGTGGGCGGGCCGCTCGGTCGTTCGGATGATCCGCTCGCCCGTGCCGATGCCCTGCACGCGCTTGCGGCCGAAACCCTCGTCTGTCGTCTTGGTGAGTACGCTATAGGTGGCGAACAGCACTTCGTCGCACCACTCCTGCACGAGGGCGGAAGCCTGCTTGTGCAGTCGGGGCGAGTAGCGGTCGTACGTGTCCGTCTCGGGATTGGCGAACTTTTCGATCTGGGCGTGAGCGATCAGGATGATCGTCATGCCCCGTTCGTTGCGGAGCGCGTCCAGGCCAGCCAGGACCTCACGCCACGGGGTCAGCGCGAACACGTACCCCTTGCCGTAGCCGATGTCCTCGATGTTCGAGACGCCGCGCTTCTCGCAGACTTCGGCCCAGATCAACCGCTCGAGCCAGTCGAGTGAGTCGATGATCACCGTGCGGTAGTCGTGTTCCTCGGTGTACAGCGCCGCCAGGGCATTGAGCACGTCGCCGTACTTGGCTGCCAGGAGGAATCGGTCGCACTCGATACCGCCGAGCCCGTCCTC